TCAAAATGAACAAACTTTTGTTTAGCCATCCCAGGTGAAAAAACCTATTACACCTGCTAACAAAGTTCCGAAAAATACAAGCACATTTATTGCGCCTTTACCTTTTGAAACATCTGTTCTTAATAATTTAACTTCTTTTTTTAATTCGTTAATACTTTCGTTTAATACCTTCATTCGTTCAGCACAAAGTTTCTCATGTGATGAAAGTCTAACACCAGTAGCGACTTCGCTATATTCTCTTGGTGTTATCTTTTTTTTAGGCATTATGCTTTACCAAATACCCAAACTGTATGGTCAGTAGTTGTACCATCATTTGCATAAAATCTATTACTGTCATTTCTAGTAATTTCTCCTGCCCAACTATTATTATAAGTACCATCAACATTCATAATAAGACCACCAGATGCTTCTCCAACAATACCAGTAGTAGCAAATATTCCACCATCATTATTGTAAGCATTTCTCATATAAATTGTTCCTGTAAATGGTTGTTGTCTATTTGAATAAGCAGGTGCAGTATGTGTACTTGTATTGTTTAACATAAAATGTTGAAGGGTATTGTTGTGATTAAAATTGTATCTTTCCCAACCAATCGTTCCACCAAAATTTACATAGAATAAAATCTTGTTAAAATTTAAATTCCAAAATGCAGGTGCTTTAGAAGAATTTTTAGTTAAACTTGTTAATGTACCTACTGTAGTTGTTTGACCAATTCTTGTATCAGTATTTATGTGAGTACCTGAAGAAGTCCAATATTCGTGGTCATTCACAGCATTTGACATTGAACAAAGATAAGTCCAACCACCACCATCTACTGTACCTAAGTAATATGCTTGATAAGCACTATCGCTTCCATTCTTAAACCAATAGTTTCCATCTCCTTTATTTAAAGATAATAATGTTGATGCGTCTGTAACTGCACCTGCTTCAGTTGTTCCATCTTGTTTAGCAACAATAATATTAAATGCTCTATCTGCTGTTTTACCATTTGCTGTTGCTCTTGCAGTAAAATTATATGTTGTTGAACCACTTGATAAATCTGTTGGGTCGCCTGTAATTGCACCTGTAGAAGAATTTAAAGATAATCCTGCACCAGATAAAACTGAAGTAGTTTCTGAATATACAATAGTATCGCCATCTGCATCTGTTGCAGAAACAGTTGCGTGAGTACCAGTATCTGTATCAAAAATACTTGCAACATTACCACTAGCTGTTGTCCAAGTTGGCGTGTTATCTACATTAATTTGGTCATCAAGCACAGCTTCTAAACCAGAAGGATTAGTTACAATGACATCATAAGGTTCATTAGCATTTAAAAAACTAGACCTTGTTTTAGTAACAGTAATTTGTGAAGCTGAATTTACTGTAGTTGTATCTGGTGTAATTAATGTTCCACCATTATCTCTAAATTTTACAGTAGCACTTCCACTAAATAATGAGCCACTAATTACAAAAGTTTGAGTACCACCTAAATCAGTTTCAATATTTGTAACATCAAGTGAAGTTATACTTGGTGGTGTATCAATAGCTTTAAATTCTGTACCAGTATAATATTCTGCTAATCCAAGTGTAGTATTAAATCTAATTTGACCTGTAGTAGACCCTCGTTGTGCTGTAGTACCTGAAGCAACTTTAGTACCTTCAGTACCAGTATCGCTTATGTTTTCAAATGATACATCAAGATTACTTCCTGCTATCTTACCATTAGATGTAGAAAGTAATTTAGAGAGGTCTCTAGCTTTTGTCATTTATTTATTTCCTATAATTTGTTGTTGTGAATTTTGTAGGCTAGATATTTCTACCTAGCCTTTAAGTATTACTCTGCTACTGGTGGTGTATAACCAGTTAATGCAGTTGCTTCAGCTTGTGTTAAACCTAAATCTAAAAGTTTAGTATTACCATTTGCTTGAGCAGTTGCTTTAGCTGTTTCTTCATTAGCTTCTGCTGTTTTTCTTTCAGTGGCTCTTGCTATTTCAGCTTCTCTTTGTGCAATATATTCTGCACTAGCTTCCACTTCAACATTTGTACCATCTGCTTTTGCGTATGTTATTTTCATATTAACTCTCCTTTACTCCAAATATTAACACCATTGGTTGGCAAGTAGCTGACGCTCTAATATTATGACTTGATGATTTTAAAGAAAATCCTGTAGCTACTAGTCCATTATCATCATAACTACCCCATGTTTCACCAGAGTACATATAACTACCTTGATTATTACCATTTACTAATCCCATTGTTGTAAGGTGAGCAAATATTCTACCTGCCGAAAGTGTGTTTCCATTACCATCTTTTTTATGAGGATTAAAAACTCTTATTGTTCCATAAGTACCTCTTTCGTCTGCACCACCAAATACACCAGAATGATGCAATCTCATACCTTGATGTCCAGAAGCATCAGTTTGCATATATTCTGTTGCACCCTCGTTTCCATGTCTTCTGTCTCTGTGGTAGAAAAGTGCGTGAGAACCTCTAAAACTACTTTCTGAACCAGATGCACCTTTTCTAAAATCAAAAGATAAATCGTCATTACTAGTATTTGTGTGAGTAAAATTGTAATAATAAATTTCAAAAATATTAAAAGAAGAATTACTTGCAAAGACTTGGTCAAAAATCCATTCTCCAGTATTAGCACTTAAATTATGTTTTGAAATAAATTGTAATCCACCACCTGATTGGTCTGTCCAACTTGGGTTAGCACCAGAGCCACCAGTTTTCAAAACTTGACCTGCTGTTCCATATCCTAATCTTGCTAAACCAGAACCATCACGATAAACTATATCGCCTTGTGTTGTTAATGTTGATGTTAAGTCAGTTCCATTAGTACCATTAGTACCTGCTGAACTCATTATATTCCAGTAAGCTGTTGCGTTGCCTACTGCTTGATTTGAATGTGCTTGAATACAAACATAACTATTTCCACCTGATGAAACTACGTCATCAACAGCGTAAGATGTCGAACTATTGTAAGCACCTTTCCAGTTAAATTTGATAGCACCCAGATTGATTGTTGCCATATTTGTTTCCTTATATTGTTGATATTAAATTGCCATTTGTATTAATGCTAAAGACAAAGCCTGAAGCACTAAATAAAACATCATCAAAGTTGGCATATTGACTTTCGGTGATGTTATCTTGACCTTGATTGGTCGTAATATATTGAACTGCATTATTTGCAGGTGTTGGTGTATTTGCTTGTCCACCCATTCCTGAGTGAGACGAACAATAATAATAAAGTGTTGGTGTATCACTAGCTACAACGATTGTAACTTGTGTTGAAGAATTTACAGTAACACCTGTAGTGTAAGCATTTGAATTATTGCTATCTGTAGAAAATCTAAATGGGTGTGCTGAAGGGTGATTAAATATATAAGTATTACCTTCGTATAAATCTAAAGTATCTTGTTGAACACCATCTATAAATATTTATTTGAACCACCACTGAAGAAACTGTTACTGTTTTAACTAAAGTAGATGGATTGTAATATTTATTGAAACCATAAACTTCTGCTGAAGAAGCATTAGAAAATTCTAAAGAATTTCCTGCTTGATTAACTACTAAAGCCTGACCTGCTGTACCTAAAGAAGCAGGTACATCATTTGCACTTGTAATACTAAAATTTGATAAACTAAAAGTACCAAAAGCAACGACCATTAAAATATCGTTTACTGAAGCACCAGTTGCAAGAACTACTGAAGTTCCATTTGTTGCTGTAAAATCTGCATTAGCTAATTTTACTCCATTCAAATAACAATCAATAAATCCTGCGTCATACGCCATTGTATTTGAATTGCTGTCTGAACCAGTAAATGTTGTCTGACCTGCTGTTGCAGTATATTCAAATCTATTTGCTGTTCCATTTACTGAAGAACCTGCATTGATAAAACCACCAGACGAAAACACTTTCATGGTATTGGAAGCTGTATCAAATACTAAATCTCCAACATCATTATTTGAAGTAGGTGTACCAGATTGAACTCTGTATCTTTCTCCAAAAGCTATTTACTCCTGCAAGATTAGTCGCAACTGTATTTACATTTGCAATAGAACCACCAACATTATTAACATTAGTGATTGCACCTGCTACAGTATTTATATTTGAAGAATTAGAATTTACTGTTCCAATAGCTGAAGATAATCCTGCTACTGTTGTTACATTCGCTGAAATTCCTGCAACTGTAGTAATATTAGCATTTATTCCTGCTAGTGTTGTAATATTTGAATTTGCAGTTGCTACAGTATTAATATTTGTATTATTTCCTGCAACTGTATTAATATTTGCTGAATTAGAATTTACTGTTCCTATTGCAGAACTTAATCCTGCTACAGTATTTACATTTGCAATAGCTAATCCAACTGTATTTACATTTGCAATATTAGTAGCAACTGTATCAATTTCTGAAGTTGCTTCGTTTAAATCATCTGCAACAGTTTCTACTTCACTAACTGCTTCTGCTAAATCATTAGCTACTGCAATTACTTTAGTTATATCTGTGGCTACTGTGTTTACTGAACCAATGTTAGTTGCAACAGTATTAATGTTTGTAGCGTTGGATACTGCTGAATTAATATTTGAAGCATTACTGTTTACTGCATTAATGTTTGAAATATTAGAATTTAGTGTAGTTAAAGCTGTTTTGTTAGCTGTAGATAACCAAGTGTTTTCTAAATAAGTTTTATTAACAGCATCATTATTATCTACTGGATTAGCAACATTTATAATTCTTTTACTTAAAGCATCAAATCTATCAGAAGCATCAAGACCTAATTTAGAACCAACATTATCTGTTGTCTCCTGTGCAATATAAAAGTTTTGGTCTGCGCTCTGGTCTAAATCTGCTGAAGTTAAAACCGACCCATCTTGAAAGTCTGTCAGCCTAGCATCTGAAGGTGTCGTTCTTTGAATAAGAACAACAGCTCCATTAGCTGGCGTTGATGACAATTGAACTGTAGATGTAGTTGGAAATGTAATGCCAGTATCTTGTACTCCACCAACATACACTTTTACATGTGATGATAGAATATAAGGAAACGAAAATGAAAATGTGTCGGTACTTCCATTTGCTGTGTACGACACACGAGCTAAAAATGACATGGTTTATATATCTAAAGTGTCCTCTTATGACCTTACTTGCTCTGGTCTATAAAATCGTAAATTCCTGTTTTAACTTTTGGGTATTTATTAGTGGCTTTACCTATTGTAGTGATAATGCCTTTGTTAATGTACGCTTGACCCAATGTAATATCTGGGTTCATTTTAGAAACATATTTGCTAGAAAATTGAATTTTATTAAATTCTAAATCTCTATAAAATTTAATCTTATCGTAAACAATAGCTTGTTTACCACCAAATTTATTATTCTCATCTAGCACAACTCGAGTAGGTGCATCATTATATCTTTTACTTTGTACTAATTTTTCTAAACTTTTTCTTAATCCAGAGTTACCAATTAATTCATTATATTCTTCAAATGCAGTTTTACCTGTTTTTGGGTTTAGAAATTTAGATAAATCCACACCTTTAATTTTTGGTTCTAAAGCTGGAAGGTTAATATCATTTTCAATAAATGATTTTAAAACCTTGTCATCCTTTTGTCCTTTAATAGACACTGGATTAAACATACTGTTAAACAATCTTCCTGGAGCATTTTGTGAATTAACTATTGCTTCACCAAGTAAATTATAAGTTTTAGGTAAACCAACACCACCTAATCTTTTTTGAAATGCTTGTATAAATCCATCTGTTTCTCTTAAGAATGGGTCATTCATTACTTTAGATAAAATATTAGGAACATAAGAACCTGCTTTATTTTCTAACCACCAAAGACCTTTTTTATCTACAGCATTTCCATCAAATGAAGTTACAAAATCAACTAAACCTTTAAGATAAGTTTTAGATGCAATATTTTTAAATCCAGATTTATAAGTTGCTATAGCCATATTAGAGATTTTTGTGTCTAATCCTAAATCTTCTTCAGCACCTTGTTGTTGATTAACCATAAATGATAATAAATTATTTTCAATCTTCTCTCTGTCTTTATCATTTAACTCATTATAAATATTTCCATAATCAGCAACTAAACCAACTAACATACCTATTGGGTCTAATCTTCCATATTCAATATAAATATTAGTTCCAGGAATTTTTATTGAATAAGGTTGAAAGCCAACTGATTGTTGTTGTCTTCTAATTTCTTTATCTGGATGATAACCACCAGTAATAGTACCAGTAAGATTTAACATTGATATAGTTCCAAGAATTGTAGTTCCTACTGCCACTCTTCCTCTTACTTCTGCTATCCTAACAGCGTCTCTTGATGTACCAGTAGCATGTTTCCAGTTTTTACCAACTAATCCTAATGGTGTCATTTCAATTGCTTGTATTGCAAGGTTAGCAGGTGTTTTTACAAAAGGTAAAATCTGTTTTATAAATGGAACTTCATTTGTTATTCTTTGAATATAACCAAGCACTCCATCTAATTCTTTTGTAAATGTAACTTCTTTTGCAAATCTTGAAGCTTCTTTATCTACAGCTATTACACCTGTTTCATCAAAACCTGCTTTAAATCTTTTAGCAACTAAAGCATCAAATTCAGAAATTTTAGTTCCATCTTTTAATGTCATTACTATTTTAGTATTTGAAGCACCACTCTCTATTGCTTCTCTTGTAGCTATAGCGCTTAATCTTGCTCTATATGAAATTTGTTTAAAAAATTCATCCATAGCAGTAAGACCTCTTAAAGGTGTTCTTATTGCTTTTGCTGTCTTACTATTTCCTAATGCTTTTGTATTAGTGTCAAACTTTGTACTACCAGCAAATAGTATACTATCTTCATCATTAAAAGCTTTTTTAGTAAATGTTAGTGCATCTGATAAATAACTTCTGTAACCTGCCATAGTAGAAACCATGTCATCACCTTGTTCTTTCATTACTTGTTTAGTGTAATCATCTAAACCCCAAGTTAATTTACTTCCTGTCCAAGTTTGTATTGGTCTTAAAAATAAATTGTTTGCTGTTGATACAATGTTAATTATTTGAGTTTTTGGATTTGATAATGCAAAAGACATCCAAACTTCATTTGCTTTATTCCAAGCTTGATTTCTAAAAGTGAAATCCATAATTCTTGTAAGCATGTTTTTGTCTCTAACTTGAGCAACACCTTGATAAAAAGCCTTAATATCTCCAGGCCAACTATCCATGTTTCTTACTAAATTAAGTATTTGGTCATTAGCTAAATCAACATTTTGGTCTTTTAAAATACCTCTTAAATTTAAACCTCTACCAAGATTAGATGCAACTTTGTCATCAAACCTCATTAATCTCATTAACAAGGCAGTAGTAATCATAGCCTCTTTTTGCGTATATTCTTTAGTACCTTTGGATAAACCTACAGACATTTTATATAAAGCATCTGCAAGGTTTTGTTGGATAGCTTGAGAAGCATACATAAACTTAAGACCACTTTCCATTTTATTTCCAAGCTGTCCTAACATTTTTGTTGTCTGGATAATGTCATATCCAGATTTCGTTGCTTGTCTTTTAATTATTTCAGTAGACATCACATCAAACTTTTTCTCTGTGTTAATTATTTTTCTCATAGCGTTTAAAGCTATAATTCCAAAGTTTGTGTCAGCGTATGCTCTAGGTGATAATCCTAAATCTAATGCTTCATCAATGTCTCTCCAATTGGCTTTGCCACCTTTTCTAACTCTTTCTTGATAAGAAGAAAAATTATCTACAATTCTTTTGCTTAATATATCGTCTGTAGCTGTTTCTTGAATATCTTTAACAACTCCACTTATTTTATCAGAACCACTATCTTTAATAATACTTTCAACTAATTTTTGTGTACTCTTTTTACCAGTAGCAGTAAAATTTTCTTCTGCTTGTCTTATTAATTCTTTTTCAACTTTTGCTAATTTAGAAACATCCTTAGTTTTTCCATCTAATGATTGTCTTTTTAATTTAATCCATCTAGCAAAACCAGATAACTGGTCTTTAATTAATCCTGGTGACCTAATAACACCTTCCATAACTCCACCAAGTAAAGCGCCTTCTAATGCGTTTTTAAATCTAGCTTCGTAAAAACCTTCGTCTTTACCTTCTGAAGATAAGTATTCAAATAATGGATTTTGTAATGATGGAAACTGTGTATTTAACATATCCATAAATCTTCCTGTCTCTTCATCAAATGCTACAAAATCTGCAACTGCTCCTCTTGTTGTAGCTTTAGCAAAGTTTGCAACTTTACTTCCACCAGAAACAAACTGAAGCCCTTTAGCTGGTTTAGTTAAATACCAACCAGATAAAAATTGTGAAATACTTCTAGTAACCGAACCTGTTGTTGTGTCTGCTTCATCAATATCTGGAATAATATTTTCAAATGCACTATCACCAACTACTGTTGGGTCTCCAGATACAGGTAATTTAATATTGTTTTTAATTACATCGTCATAAGTATGATATTCTGCAAAACCATTACTAGCATTATCACCAAAGGTAAAACCACCAACATTGAATTTTCTTTTTAAATCTTGGCCTACACCTTCAACTAATCTTAATGCAGATTTACTAGCATCAGTAACACCACCTACAGCTTGAACTGGTACATCAGTTAAAATACCTCTGCCCTCTTCTTCTTCTTTAGGTTCCTCTGTATTTTGATTATTGTTTTCTAAATTATCAAAGTAAGCATCTATCTGCTCTTGAGTATAATCGTCTGGAAATGGAAACTCTTGCCCATTTCTATTTACTATTTGTGCCATTGTTATAATGCGTCTCCTCTTCGTTCAATAACGATGCTATATTTTTTAGATATTTCCATACCAAAAGTATCGTAGACAGCCTGTATAAATTTACTGTCAGCTAATATATCCCCCATTAAGAATTTAACTTGGGCATCAAAAGCGTTTTGGTATTTGTAAGGTTGGTCTTTATATTCTTCTTTAGTAGAATTTTCTCTATGCCAAGCAACCATATCTGTATTAAATTTACTTTTTAACATTGGTAACTCCAATGCAAATCCAGGAACACTTGCTATGTTTTTATCTTTAAACAAAGACATGTAATCTTGAAATGGTGAACTTAAAATAAAGAAATTATTTTTCTCTGTAATCTGTTTTCTATTTGTAGAATTATAATAATATTTAAAATCAGAATTACTTAACTTTCCATCTCTAGCAAACTCTGAAGCTTTTTGTTTTACAAGATATGGATTGTTTTCTTCTAATTCTATTAAAGTTTGTAAGGCACCAATGTCACTTGTGGTTATTGTAACTGTTTTCTGTAAAGCTTCATTTAAACCTCTAATATAAAATTGGTCTTTTTTAGTATATTTAGAAACTAACTCACCATTATCATTTTCAATTAATTGATTATTAAAAGTTGATAAATCAAAATCCTCTTCATTAAATGCTCTAAAGAAATCTTCACCTAACTTTTGTTTTTGTCTATCGTCTCTAACATTAGAAAGTTTTTTCGCTCCATCTAAAAATTCTAACTCTTTAGCATTAAGCTCATCTATTAATTCTAATCTTACAGTTTCATTTCTTCTTCTACCTTTTTCACCAGCAAAATAACCTGTACCTAATTTTAAGTCACCCATCCCATTAAGAACTTGTCTTGCATAATCAAATCCATCTTGGTCATTAATTACATCTAAATATTTTTTAAAACCACCTAGGAATAAATCATTAGCTCTTTCACCACTTGTTCCAGTGTCCATAAAAGATTTTGTTTCATCTTTAATTTTACCAAACAAAGTATTATTATCTAATCCATCTGATTGAGCTTCAATAAACATCCCAGCATAATTTTTAATGGCATTGTTTTGTGTATTCTTTTTAATAAAAGACATTCTACTAGCCATAAACTGTTGTTCTCTTTCATTTCTAAAAGCAGAAGTATTATTAAAAAATGCTTTAGCTTGAGCTATTTGGTCATACTTACCAATGTTTTCTCTTTCAAAAAAAGATTTTAATTGAGTTTCATAAACTTCATTCCAAGCATCTGGTGTTAAATTTTCTTCAAGGCTATTTTCTGAAGCAAACAAATCAAATTCATTTTTAAATTTTCTAGCTTTGTTTGTTAAATCTAACTCCATCATTTTATTAAAGTAATGAGGGTTAGCTCCTTCTGGTATTTTTCCAGACTTGACTAAATCTTTAAAAGCATTTTTGTTAGAATTGTAATCAGCTATTGCTTTGTTTTTCTCTTTTTCTGATGCTTTAATTTCTTCAGTAATAGCGTAGTTAGTTAAAGAAGGCACTAATCCAGCTAATGATTTAGATAATTGTTGTAAACCAGCACTAACTGGTTTTGCCTCTGGCTTATAGAACATGTTGTAATCAACAGTTTCTATAGTCATTTCTGGCATTTGATTAAACTCTGCGTTTGGGTCTCTTTTAGCCATTAGTCCTCCCATCCATCGTATGACAGACTTTCAGAACTTCCATAATCGTATGGGTCTACATTAGTTTCATATCTGTTTTGTTTAGATTTATAATCGTAATAAGTTGAAGCAAAAGTTAATCCAGAATTTAAAGCATTGTAGCCTCGGTTTACTTGAGGCACATAAGTGCTTTGACCTTCATATTGATTATCTATTGCAGGTAATGTTCCATATAAATAATTAAATTTACTTCTTTCAATATTTCCTAAAACTCTATTCTTATAATCACCTTCAGTGCTATAATAATTTGCTAATAAAAAATCATAAGAATTACCAGTAATATTTTCTCTATTAGTTTTAAAGATAGACCTTTTCTTTCTGCTAGTCTTTTCAGCATCACCAATTCTAGTTAATCTTGCTTTTGTTTTTTCTATTAACTGTCTTTGTGAAGTTGTAATTTTAGCATCTCTATTTTTTAATGCTAATTCATTTTGTCTTTGTGCTTGTTGTTGTGCTGACTTCTGTTGTTCATTAGCAACTTGATATTGCAAAACAGCAGATGCACCAGCGACTACTAAAGTTGGGCTACACATTATATTTTAATAAATTCATAAAATTTTCTATTTTCAATTCCATAATCAACTTCTTTTAAAATGGTAAATCCCATCCATTTCAACCAAGTGATATGAAGTTTATTTCTTTTATCTACATAGTTATGTAGAACTTGATGTTTTCCTTTAAGTACATCACAAACTTTTTTAGAATGTCTTAAAAAAGACAAGCTTATTTTTTTTAAATCTTTTGTTCCTACCATCCAAATAAAACCAATTACTCCAGTAGGTACAACACCAAGCATAGCAACTGGTTTACTATTCTCATCACATATAACTAAAGGTACTGAACTTATTTTAAGTCCAATTAATAATGATAATAATGTTGGTAAACCTGTAACTGCTTTTATTTCTCTAATATCTTCTTCTCTTAAATTTTTAGATAAATAAATACAATCTTCTTCTGTAGCTACTCTTAAGTGTGGTTTAAGAATTTGATGCCTGGGAGACATAATATCCTTCCCACTCTGCATTAACAAAGTTACATGGTAGATGACTATTATTAGTAAGACTAATAGTTAAGTTTTCATTTCTACTTTGAACTGCAAAAGTAAAATCTCCATCTTCTAAATTAACTGAACCAGCTAAACCTGTACCTACAATGGTACCTGTGAATGTAGCAACTGAAGCGTCTCTACCAACTGGTGTTACTGAAGATTGAAAAAATCCTGTATCATTAAATGAAACTGTCCAGTTTCTTATCTGTAATCTACCTTCTCTAATTCTTGTTCTTGAGCCTTGAGTGTTAGTTCCAAGTGCTAGATATTGTTGAGAAAATGTATAATCAAATTGGTATTGTTCACCAATAAAGTAATTAAAGGTTGTTATATCACCACTTACAGTAACAGTAGTTCCTGTTTGTGAAGCTAAAGATATATCTCTTCCAGCTTTATTTGAGGCTCCACTTTTACCTACTAATTTCATAGTAGCATCAATTGTGTAAGGTAAAGTTATTGTAGTTAAATTTGTTCCTGCATCATAACTTTCAGTAATATCTGCATTACTTAATTTTCTATCTAAATGAGTTAAATAAGTTTCTCCAACATCAACTGAAGCTGGAGCACAATCAACAGTTTCAATATAAACTCCATCAGACCTCTCTATAACTAAATATAAAGTAGTTCCTATAAAATCTACATTTAAAATTTTAGTGTCATCATCATCACCAATTGTCCATTTATGCCAAGCACTTTGTAATCTTTTGCTATTAGAGAAGAACCATTGATAAATATATAAACTATTAAGTTGTCCTGTCTTACTACTTAAACAAACTAAGATATTTTCATTAGATGCAATAGCAAATTTAAAAACATCTGAAGGAACATATTTAGGAATGTTTGCTGTTATATCTTCACCTTGATTTGTTTCTCCATCACTTTCAACATACATTTCTCTTACACCTGTGAACTGTCCTTTGTTAAAAGCAAAGAATACATTGTTACCAGAACCAACTGGTGACACTGTATCTAATGTTTCATATTCAGTAGTGACATTAACTGAAACACTTCCTGGAGATAAACTTGCACCACCAGTTAAAATAAATTGTGTTTGGTCACTAAATAATAAAAGCTTTTCATCAAATGCAACTGCATGTTTTAAAATTGAAACTTTAGTGTGAGATACATTTACATCAATAGGGTCTGTGTCTAAAGCATCTGTAACTGTTTCATTAAAAAATTCAAAATTTTCTCCAGACCTAGACAAGATAACATTTTCATCTGCAAGAAAACCTAATCTATTTCTATGAAAATAAATATCATTAATTTTTGTATCTACAAAACTTGGTGTTGGTGAGCTGTCTAAATCACCTGCTATTCTTTCACCCCATGAAGGTACATCATAACTTGTTGAACTAACTGTATAACTAGAACCATCAACTTGTGTAAATCTAAAATTACCATCAGCAGTTCTTATTAAAACATGAGGCATTGTATTTGGGTCAAGTTTAATCTCAACGCCAGGAGCTACTGTTTCTTCCCAAACATTAGTGCTTGTTTTAAACACTACATAATAGTTATCAAAACTATTTGAAGCATCACCCTGCACTTCCACAACCATATTATTAATTGCTTGTGCTGGTAAATCTGTAAAATTTTGTACTGTGTCTTTAATTACTTGTGAAGCTTGATTACCATAACCATCTGAAGCTGATACTGATAAGGTACCAGATGCTTTTATAAGTGAAAAACTACTATCACCAATATCAGCTAAAGTTACACCAGATGCACTTACTGCACCTTTAACTCCATTTCTAATATCTTTAGTATTTGAATTTGATGAAGTAAATGAATAGGTAGTTCCATCAACTGTTATTGAATAAGGCGTGTCATTTATACCTTGATTTACTGTATAAACTGCTTGTTCTATTTTAGCTGGACTTGTTGTTGAGCTGTCCATAGCTACTGTTTTACTTGTATTTAATATGTATGTGTAATCATTAACTGTGAGTGCTTTAAAGTCTGTTCTAGGATTACTAGAAGTTAAATAATTAGAAGCATTTGTTTGACTTACAACTGTTTTAGAAACTCCATTAACAGTATGCACAGTAACACTGCCATTACTAATAACCACAATGTATCGTTCATTTGTATCTCTATTAATTGTATGAATAAAAGCGTTTGTTAAAGTTGAATTAAAAATCTTTGCTACATGCTCTGTCGGAGGTCTTTTTTTTAGACCTTCAACTACACCAGAAAAACCATTAACTTGTTCTGTTGCTTGATTTTCTAATCTTAAAATTTCTGGTTGTTGAGACACTCCCCCAATTAAATTAGGGATACTTCTAGTTATTAAAGGCATTAATCTATTAGTTTGTAAGACCTGCTTCTTGCAACTGTTGTGTACTGGTCATAACTATTAAATATATTATGGTCTGCTACAGATGCTTCTGCTTGTTTTAATATTGATAAAGCAACTAATTCATCTTGCTGACTAAATCTGTGTAGAGCATTTGCTCCTAAAGTTCTGTCGTGAAATATTCTTGATGCTCTTATTGTTACATATCTTCTTGCTTGTTCTGGTATATTTTCAAAATCTAATAAAGATACAATAGTTACATTGTCAAAGTTTTTATCAAATACATAACTTTCTTTTGCTAAATTAAATAAAAAGTTTCCTCTTATAACTGGGTCATAAGAACTTTTACTTTCTATTAAAGGATTAAATTCTATTAACATGACATCACTAGCTACAACTATTTTGTTGTCTGTGTTTCTGCTTAATGTTGCTTTGTATGAAGTATTAAATTTCCAACCACTTGATTGTACTTCTCTATTTACTTCATCTAAAATATTTTTAGCCATACTTGCATCTGTAGGTAATGAACCAGACAATGTATTTACTGGAGCTTCTCCTATAGTTGAAAGCATAGTATTAATTGCTTCTAACTGCGTAGTTCTTGTTGTGATTGTTGCCATAAATTTTTTAATAACACAGGCGCAGATTGTCTGTGTTAATCTCTGCGCCTATGTATTCGTTAAAGTGATTATGCTGTTTTAATTAGCGTTGCACTTTCTGGTCTAATTATGCCACTTCCTAATGCCATTTTTCCGACCATTAGACTGCCTTGGCGTCTAATATCGTACTCACTTTCCATAGCTAAATCCATTAGCTTAACAGTACCGATGGCACTCTTATGGAAAACTGTAGCTACAACATTTGAAGCATCTACATTATAAGTGTTATTAGTTCCAGATACTGAAGCCGAGTTATCTGCGTATGCAGTGACAGCAGTGTTTGATTTAACAATGTTGATACCAGCAACTTTAATTACTGTACCATCAGAGTAAACACCATTACCATTTGCACCGAAGTCTCTATTTAAAATCTTATCGTTTTGTACGATTTGATAATAAATATCTGGCTTGACCACACAAAATCTATCTTCGCTAGGTACATCTTTTTCATCAAGTGCTTGAGCACATTCGAAAATTGATGCGATTAGTGAAGTAGCATTTGTGTTAGCATCTGCGTCTGTGATTTGAGTTCCACCCGAACCACCTGTTATTGTAGCTGAAGCTTGTGCAGATAACACAGCTAATTGAAGTAGATTTTTGTCTACTGTATTAGCAAGTGCTCTACCCATTTCAGATGTATATGTACTTCTTACATCGTAATGGTTTTTAGCTTCATCTATGTTTGCAATAAATGCAGATGAAACCAAAAGGTCATCTATATTTATTGTCTTTTCGTTATGCTTAACAGATGTTCCAACAATCTCATTTCCTGGAGTATGGTAACTAGCTGAAGTTGTTCCAATTACTGGGAACTGTGCTGACTTACCAGAAGAGATACTTCTTACTTGGGTCATACCAAGCATTTTGTTTTCTCTCATGAAAGTAGCTAAAACTTCACCTGACCATACTTTTAAGAAAAGTTGATTGACATCGTTAGCACCATTTACTTGTCCAATTCTGGACACTGTTGCGTTTGCCATAATTATTCTCCTTTAAATTATGATTGGTTTGTTTTTAGTTCCTGCACATACTTCAAAGAGTTATCTCTTATTGTTTACTCGCAAGTAAACATTCGAGGCAATTTTTATCTTTGTGAAGGCTCACTCCTCTTAAAGAAGAGTGTGTGAGTTATTTTTTTCCTCTAATTTTGCTAACAGTGGATAAACCAAAACTTCCAGAGTAGACAATTAGAACAGCCCACCAAAATTCTTGTGGTGCATTTTTTAGGATTTCAAATCCTTTTTCCATCCATGGCTGTGTGTATGGAATAAATAAAGCAATAAAGATTAAAGTTATTTTTATAGTTAATACTTCATCTTTAATACTAGAGTTTGAACTTTTAATTTGTTCTAAACTTACATTTTGTTCTGCTTCAATTTCTTTTGCCCTAATGATTTTCTTTTTCTCCATTGAATGATTGATAGCGTTAATGCTTCTATCTACGACTAATTTAGCCAGAGGATTTTTCATTAAAGGCAATAGAAAATTTAACATAACTATTTCTTTTTCTTTTTAGGAAAACCTTTTTTCATGTTTGAATAAGATTTTGCTGATATTGTACTTTTAGATTTTGGTCTTGAAGTACCAGCTTTTTTCCTAGCATTAATATTTCTATATAATGACATGTTTCTCCTTCCCACCTAAGTAGGTGTTATTATAATGTGTTTGATTGTTTAACTTTGTTTTCTACATCTTGTCTAAATGCACTGTCTGTAGAATATCTTGGGTCGTTGATGTCAGTAAGCATTTCACCAACAGACCTATAACCAACATTTGCTTCAGCTTTATTACCTGTAAATAAATTAGGCTCTGCATTGTTTTGATTATATTTTGCTTGAACACCAGCAATAGCTAATTGAGCTTGTTCTATAGTTCCATTATCTAATGTGTTGTTAAATGCTTTTATTTCTTGAGCTTCTAAATTCTTTGATGCCCAGTTTACCATTTCACTGTACTGCTCTTGACCACCAACAGTAGCCATTATCTTATTTGCTTTTTGGTCTATTAAAGCTTGTTGGCCAGAAATATAAGTATCAACTACTTCTTTACTCAATCCTATCTTTGATAATTCTGTGTAACTGTTTTCTGATAATTCACCTTTGTCAGCAAACTCTTGATAAAATTTATCCATTTGGCCAGATTGTGTTTCTTCTGGTTTGTTTTCTTTTATGTTTAAGTCTTCTGCTTTAGCTGGTTCCTCTGGATTACTTGAGAATTTCTTTTCAAGTTCACCATAAGCTTTAGCTAATTCTTCAGCGTTTCCAAATTTTTCTGGAAGCCATTCTGGTCTCTCACTAGAAGTCTCTGTAGTTTGAGCTTCTTGAGTGCTTTGTGAGTTTGTTTCTTGTTGTTCTGCTTGTTGTTCTAATGAAGGATTATTTTCTTCAGTAGTCATTTCTACTTTATCAACCATTTATTTCTCCTTATTCGGGTTGTTGAGTTAATGCTTCTCCTAATGCTTGAGGAGGTATGTTACCTGCAATTTTCTCACCTGCGTTTAACAATGCTGATTGTTGTTGCCCATCCATCATAGCTTGTTGTTGAGCTTGTGCTTCAGCTTGTAAATCTTCTTCAGTTCTTATTAAGCCTTTAGTTTCTATACCATCGGCTGTTGCTAATCTTTTTATAGCTTCAGTTACATTTACATATTTACCAATAGCTTCAGCACCTAATGTGCCAGCTAATGTTTGTAAAAATGCAATTAATTTATTTCTATCTGTTGTTCTACCTAAAGCTTCTATTCCAGTAATAACTTTTGGAAATACAATTCCTTTAGGTAGTTGAGGTAATTTTTTAGTTTTGTTTAATATTGATAATTTTCTTTTAACAAATGGTAATTGAAATTCTTGTGATAAAATTCCATAGATGCCACCAAGGCTATCTTGTAATTCTTGTGCTGTCATTCTTACTTCTTCTGCTGTAGTTCTTTCACTATCTCTAACAACTGAAGCATTTAATAAAAATGCGTAAGATAATCTTTGTTCAATTTTAGCCATTGTCTCTTGAGCAACTCTAAAATCTGGAAACTTACCTACTTGTAATACTGATACATCTGTAGCATTACCTTCAATAATTCCACCATTTTCACTTTCAGCTAATGCTTTGGCTCTAGTAGTTCCATTGGGAGCCACCATAAATAATGTTTTTGCAGATGCTGATGAACCTTCTACAATAGCTTTTGTAAGACCTTCTAATGATATTAGGTCTCCTAAATATTCTTCAACATAACTTCTTCCATAACTTTCACTATCAACTCTAATCATTCTTAATGGAATGTATGGAGAGTTATCTAATTTATATTCACCATGACTTTCTGGAATATCAATTCCTTTTACTTCTTGATGAACTACAAACTTATTGTCTTTTCTTTTGACACATGTGTATAAATCACAAGTACCATCTGTCTTATAATCTTTGTGTTGGGATTGTAGTAATTCATTAATATGCTCTGGTAATGCTGAATAATGAATACTTTCTTTAGTAATTATCTCTAACACATTACCCATTGGGTCTCTTTGAATTACATAATGAGATAATGGAAATACTCTTAAACCTTCTTTGCTTACAAATAATAAAACATTACCACCTACAATAAGATGTTTTAATGCTTCAAATACAGCAACTCTATCATTAGACATTTCAACATCATCCATGACAGCTTTTTCAATTTGAACTAATCCACTATCTATTTGTGTTCTTAAATTCTCATCTTCTTCAATTTCTTTAACTGCAAATGTATCGATACCTAATCTAAAGAATGGAGCATTGGGTGGTAATAATGATAATAATAATTTAGATGATAGATTATTGACACCTCTAGCTCCGATACCTTGATAGGTAGTCTGAAATTCTTCTGAATATGTTGAGCCACTTTCTGGTATAAGTGTAGGTATAGTTAATTCACTGCAATCTCTTGCTCTTTCAAGATAAATTTCTCGCTCTTGTGATTTAGAATTGTATCTACTTTCTAAAGTGTCAGCTTGGTTCATTGAACCACTTGGATATTTTTCCATTAATTTATAGTCCACCAATAATTGGTATTCTTAAATTCGATGACCCTGTTCTCTTCCTGTCAGCAGATGTAGCAGTATTTCTACTTCTGCCACTACCATCTGAATAACCTGCTGGTCTAGCACTACCTTGAGTATTTTGCGTTACTGGTGGTGGAGCTACTGGAGCTGGCTCTGGCATAGGTGGAGGACTAGGTTGTTTGAATGAACACATATTATTTTTTCTCCATAATGTTTTCTGATTGCTCTTTTTGTTTTTGATGTAAGAAACGAACAACGCTTCTTTGACCAATTCTGTAATACATTTCCTTTGGTTCCATATTTATTTCTGGAGTTCTTTCTGGAAATAATTCGTCTAATGCTTCTAATAGTTCATTAGTTATAACTGGTAGTTTTTGTTGTTTTGGTTGCATATATCTAAAGTGTCCTTTTATCGACTATGAATAGTCTCTATCTAAAATCATATTTAAGTAATGAATGGCTTTTTTAATGTCTTCTTCTTTACCTTTATGTTTGTGCCTGCAAATGTATTTAATGGCATTACCTTCAGCAAATGGAAGATTGTTTTCATTAATAAAGTATGCTGGTTGTACCTTCATTTTAGAATAATGATTGCCACCTTCTTGGTACTTTAAGCTTTCAAATATATCTTTATTAGTCATCTTTTGTTTCTGTTTTGATACCATTGTTCCCATCGTCTTTTTTCTTTATCTTTATTTAAGTCAATCCAAAAGCTAATGAGACCACATGAAATAAAACCTATTGCTATTAACAATACATCTCTAATTATAGTTTCCATAATATTGGCTCCTTTGTTTTGTTATTCCAATCAGTTGCTCTTAATATTCTAGCTAGTCTTGCTTGAGTAAGCGCATAATCTAAATCTAGTTTTTGTTTTTTATATTCACCAACAACAGCTTCCCACATTTCTGGAAGGTCTTTTTTGTTTGCTAAAACTCTTGAAGCTTTAACACCACCAATTGTTGGACAGCCTCCAAACCCATCAGTTAAATCTCCAACTAATGTTTGATACATAAAATTATAATTAGCTGTTTTTTCATCAACAACTTCAGTGCTGTCATCATGTATAAAATGATGAATACCTGGAATAGTTCTCATATCTTTATCACCAGATAAAACGACAACCTTGTCTTTATTCTCTGGTTTAGTTGCTAATATTCCACACACATCATCACCTTCTAAATTAGGTAACGAAACACACTCATAATTTTTTTGTAAGTATTCCTTAAGAGGTTTTACTATAATTGGTTTTCTAACTTTTTTTCTATGTGATTTATATTTAGGATAAATGTCGTGTCTAAAATTTTTCTTATGGTCTTCAGCTATAATTATTTTATCACAATTTAATTTTGATTTATAATTTCCTAATGTTGTATCAACTACTTTTTTTCCAAGTTTAGCATCTGCATGTAAAGTCCACATATCATCTTCCCATTGTGTGGCCTCTTCTAATGCTGAAGCTATCCTGTAAACAAATAAAGAACCATCTACTATTAAAGTTCTTTTGCTTTGGTCTATTCTTCTAATCATTATATTTTTATCCTTTTCAATTTAATTATATTTTGTGTAGGTATGCAGGTTGTGTTTCCACATTCACTTATGGAACCATCGTCATTAAAACTTAAGTCACCTATAAATGTATGTGAGTTGTTTTCTTTAGAGACTAACCAACCTGTAGTAATACAAATACTTGGTATGCTTTTTTTAATACTCTCTAAATTTTCCCAAGTAGAACTGGAGTTCGTATCAATCCAATAAGCTAAACAGAAATTGTATGGAAAATTTTTTCTATTTAGTTTTGGTATCTTTGGTTTTAATTTCAACTTTCCTCCATAAATTTAGAAATTCTGACATTGGAATTAAGACACACCTGGATTGATAATTGTCTCCAAGCATCCTTATGATTTGTGATTTTCTTTTTTTATTTTCTTTAATAAAAATTTTAACTATCTGTTTTAAATTCTTAACTGGTACAAGCCACTGACCTACGCACACATCTTTATTAAACATAAATCTGTGTACCCAGTATTTTGCTTTGGTTGTTCTTAATCCACTAGGTTTTCCTTTATATGCAAGCTCAATACAAATGTTTCCAGACTTCTGCCAAAAACCAAATTCTGATTTAACCTCGAATTTATCCTTACTTAATCCTAATATTTGAGCTAACGAGTGTTCGGATTTTACTCCTCTCGCTAAATCAAAATCGAAATCTTTATTGTTGTTAAACATGATTATATTTTGTAAAACCTTTTTGTTGTTGATTGCCCTCATGGTGAAATTGGTAGACACAAAGGACTTAAATTTAATTTGAGTGCTCCAAGCGAAAGCTCGGAAGTAGAACCTGGTAAATTCGGTGAAAGCTTTTAAATGCTAATACCGAGCCAAAACATTTTGAGGAATGTGAGGTGTAGAGACTAGACACTAGGAAGCTTAACTGCTTAAGGTATAGTCCAGACCACAAAACGAAAGTGTAGCGAAAGCTATAGTGGTACGAAAATCCTTGCCCTTTTGGGAGTGACAGTTCGAGTCTGTCTGAGGGCACCAACAACTAATGGGTACTAGCCCAATTGTTTCCTATTTTATATTCAGCATCTAAAGGACATCTTAAATTAAAATATGTACCTGCATCTTTAATTGATTGCACAGCAATCTTTCCTACTTCATCAGCGTAATCAGACTTACACTGAAGTTGTAACTCATCATGAACATGAGCAACCATAGTACAGATATTCTTATCATATTTTTTTTCCTCTAATTTTTTATGTAAAATAACTGTAGCCATTTTTATAATTAATGCGCCACAGCTTTGTATTAATAAATTTAAACTTGAATGTTCAGACCTTGGAATTAATTTTCTTTTGTCTAAACCTAATAAATATTTTTTATTTCTTGTTGCAATAATAACATTATCTCTCAATTGTTTTAATGCTGGTAATGCTTCAAATAATTTTGCTTTTATTCTTTTTCCTTCTTGGGAGCTTTTCCCAACAACTGCACCAAGCCTTGTATCTCCGATGCCATAGATGCAACCATAGATGACCCTCTTCGCCAAATCTCTTGTTGGTAAGCCAATCTGTTTTTGATTGTAGGTGTGAATATCCCCATGGAGTAATTGCTTCGTAAAACTTCCTTCATCGAACGCACCGATATAATGAGCAAGACAACGAAGTTCGAGACCACTAGCGTCACAACCAATAAGCTGAAAACCATTAGGAACAGTAAATAGAGACCTACATTCTTTACCATAAGGAACACCAACTGAAGGTGTTTGAGCAACATTAGGTTTTTGGTGAGTGCACCTACCAGTGTTCGCACCATTTGTGATAACGCTTCCATATAATATTCCATCCCTTTGTAATTTTAACCAGGCGTTGTTTCCTTCGGCTAGTTGTCCTATTCGTTTTTGTATTAAAAAATGTTCAGCTAATAATTTAGCTTCTGGATAAATTAGTTTTGATAAAACACTTTCATCCACTTTTGGTTTACCATCTGGTGTAAATTCTCTAGGCTTCCATCCTTTGTTCATTAACCTATCAGATATGTGGTCTCTTGAATTAGGATTAAAAGTTAATTCTTTATACCTTTTAATTGGCACACCTTTTTTATAACCAAGAGTTTTGTTGTCTCTTTTAGGTATGAAGGTACCAATATATTTTTTCCAATTTGGGAAGGTTGAAACTAAAGATTTCTCTAGCTCCAACCTCCTGTTTGCAAGTGAGGCATACAGCTTCTTTGCAGAAGCCACATCAAAATGAAATCCATGTGCTTCTTGCAGATATATACATCTGGCAAAGTCGTGCTCTAACTTGATTGCTTCAGTAGAGTAATTTTGTTTTTCAATTAATTTGAAAAATTCATAAGTTACTTCTACATCCCTCTCACAATATGTTTGCATAGCTGGTGTCCATACAGAGAAGTCATTCTCTTTCGCATAGTCACCTTTTCTTAAACCTAGTCTATAACCCCAGCTTTCTAATGAATGTCTTCCTGCTAAATTTAATGGCAGTTCTTTCATTTGAAAGTCTAGTTCTTTTCTATTAGTCCATATCAATCTGCTAACCAGTAAAGTGTCAAACACTTCACCTTCAATTTTATATTCTGGATATAATTTTTCTATGACAGGTAAATCAAATTTTAAAATATTGTGGCCAACTAATAAGCTAGCGCCACTTAAAATATATAAACCTCTACCAATTTTATCTCCATGATATGAGAAGACTTGTTTGGTATCTATATCTTTAATTACAATTGAATGTATTTTGGTTGCATCTGATAAGAAACCATTTGTTTCTAAATCAAATATTACTCTCATAATTTATTGCATCACTTCTATCTTTATATTTAAGATTGTTGGAATTGTTGGAGCTACATTATAAAATGCGTCTTCCAAAATTCTTTTGGTTAATGGTGTATGAACAAATAATATTGGACATACATTTGGATATTTCAAAACTAAATGAATTAATTTTAAAATCTTTTTTAATGTTGAATACATATAGATTTTGTCATCCTCTTCTAGGTGCTCAAAATCTCTATCTTGTTCTATAAATTCTTTAAGAATATCATCTATCTGTTTTTCTTTAGCCATTACTGAAATCACCTTCAGATAATCTTCCAGTTTCTTTGTTATAATGTAATGCACATGCAACTCCTGTATCTCCACAGTATCTGTTCTTTAAAACTCTAACTGTTAATATGTCTTGGGTTTCTTCTGATTGCTGGTTTCGTTCTAAACCAATACAAATATCTGTAAGCTGTGCCAAAGCATGGCTACCTCTTAAATGACTTAAGGAAGTAATAGCACCTTCTTCGTGACCAGACTTACTTTCAATTCTTTTTAAATGACAAATTAAGATTAAACCAAAGTTTAACTCTTCAACCAAAGTTCTTAACTTGGTCATAGTATAGTCTATTAGTTTTCTCTCATCACCTTCCAGGCCAGAGACAACCATATTGATATGGTCTAATACAATATAATCACAATCTAAACCTCTAACTAAAAATCTAATTTTAGCCATTAGGTTTTCACTATCTGTTGAACCAAAATGTTTATGAAAAAATGTTTTGTCCTGAATTTTTTCCCAAGACTTTTTTAAAGTTTCTTCATCAATATCTTTTCTAACTTCTTCTTCATGAATTTTTTTGTTTAAATCTATTGATAGTAAACCTCTAACACTTCTAGCTACACTCTCTTCTAATGCTATGTAACCAACAGTTTTACCTTTAGATATTAAATCATAACTTAATTCTCTAGCTACTTGTGATTTACCTGTACCACTGCCAGCAGTAAGTAAAACTATTTCACCCTTACGAATACCTTTGCACTTATCATTAAGTCCCTGCCAAACATAAGGTGTACTTTCTTTGCTATCATCTTTGATAACTAAATCCCAAGTGTCTGCACCAGCAACTATACCTTCTGGTGTGTAAGCTTTAGCGTTCCATATATGGCTGATAATATCTTTACCTCTATTGGACACCAACATATCGTTGGCATCCTTTAAAGGTAACTTTGAGATAAGAGCTTTTTTTGGACTAAACAATTGAGCACATTCGATTGAAGCTTGATTACCTGCTTCATCATTATCGAACATTAAAACTACATTTTCAAAACTTTCTAAATATTCTAAATTCTTTTTAATATATTTTTTAGCTGACTTTGCACCAGATGGTACACTTACTGTTGGCCAGCGATTACCTTGAATTTTAGAAACTGACATACAATCAATTTCGCCTTCTGTAATTGTAATCATTTTTTGATTGCCCTTCCATTTGTGCTGTCCGAACAATCCAACTTCATTCATATCTCCTAACCAAATAAAATCTTTGTTTGGAAATCGAATGTGTTGAGCAACCATCTTATAATTAGAATTATAGTATGGAGCTATTTGAACTGGCTGACCATTGTAGGTGCCAGTTTGATAATTAAAAAATTTACATGTATCAAAATCTATTTGTCGTTTTGATAACGCATGCACTTCACCTGTAATCATATCTGATTTTTCCTTTGTATTAATAAATTCGTTTACTTCGCCATTGGCTGTTTCTCTATACTCACAACCAAAACAGTAAGCGTGTCCATCAGAGTACCTGGCTAGGTTATCTCTTGAGTTACAATTGGGACAGGCCTCGTGCCTAATAAATTCTGAATTATTCTCCTGGCTCTTCATAACCCTCATCACCAGGTATTAAGTCTCCTTCTACCCATAAAAACTCTGTCTTAGCATAGTCATCAACATCGAATGAAGGACAGTGTTTATCTGAAAAATTATTGTGGCCTTTTACTTCTGCATGAGGATATGTTTTGTGTAATTCCTCAATTAAATTCTTTAAGCTTGTCCATTGTTCACCAGTGTAATTTGCATCTGCAATTGATATGTCATCTTCTGCAACACCACCAACCATAGCAATACCTATGCTGTTATGATTTTTTCCACGACAGTGAGCTCCAACTGCATCAGTTGTTCTACCATCTTCAATGACACCATTTCTTCTAATAATAAAATGGTACCCACAAGATAACCAACCTCGCTCTCTATGCCATCGGTTGATTTCTTCATAACCAATATCCATTGAAGGTCTAGTTGCTGTACAATGTATAATAAAATAATCTGTAGATTTTCTACTCATAATTAAAATCCTTTTTGTTGTTGTTTAATTTCTTTTACCCACTCATCTGGTAAGAAAGTTTTTGTTGAATAAATGCAGTGGTATTTGAACCCTTTAAGTTCACACCATCTGCCATAAGTTGTTTTAGATTTCTTTCCAATTTTTGTTCTTGAATTAGAAAACACAAATCTAATATCTAAATCTGGATGTTGTTCTTTGATTAATAAATGTTTCTTCCTATCTGAAGTTAAGAACTGTCCTTTAGTTTCAAATATAATTTTAAATTTATCTTTAGCTGGACAGTTAAAATCTGGAGTATATTTGGAAGGTTTTTCTGGCTTGAGGAAGTTTACTTTATAATCTTCGTAGCCAAATAAAATATTATTCTGCTCAAGAAAATTATTAAAATCTTCCTCAAGTTTAGATTTGAATTTAGAAGTCGGTTGCGCTGGAAACTTCTTCTTGTACTTCCACATTGTCCGACCCTGTATTATTGGAGTAACCATCTACTTTATCGAAACCACTGGCTTCAGCAGTTTGTCCACCACCTTCAACTAATTCTTTTACTTGAACTGATTTAAGTCTTAAGGATACACCTGCACCAAGTGCTGGAGTAAACCAAGGGAATGGTTGAAAGCTTACTCTTAAAATTGAACCACCCCAGATACTTGTGTCTTCTGGACTAATTGGTTTTAATTCACTATCGAATAAAGCTGGTCTTTGTTTAAAAGTCTCACCAGTTTTACCATTGGTACCACTGGCCTTCATTTTAAATTTGAAGACATATTTATCATCTTCTTTTTTATAAGGTAAAGGAGCTGTTTTAATTTCTTTTTTACCTGTCTTGTCTTTGGCTTCTGATACAGCTTTAACTTGATATTCTTTTAAAATTTTTACAAGATTATTTGCTGGAGCTTCACCAAGTTCCAAGTCTACTTTGTATTCACCTTCTGGTTTGAACCTCACATCACATTTAGTTAAATGTGGATAGATGGCTTTGCCAAAAGGAGAAGTAAAGGTTTTTGCTTTTTGCATAATTATACCCTCCTAGGTATGTAAGTTAAATTTAATGTTGGGCTGTGGTTAATATTTTTCGCACACAACAAATAATTGCCCAGCCCAACACTGATGAAGTTTCAGTTCATCTATAGTGTCTTGTTATAAACGCTAGCGTAGTCATTTAACTACAGAAATAATAACTACCCAATACATTCTTCAATTCCAGAGTGCCTTGTTTTGGAGTAGGTTTTATTTTGTGTTGTTTTTCTTTTTGAATTTGTGGGAGCATTTCATCTTTAAATTCTTCAAGTAAATTTTTCCCATCAAATATTTCAACAAACGCTTCTCTTAATGATTGGTTCATCAATTGAACATCTGTTGCCAGGACACCAAAGCTATCATGGACACAAGCAAAGTTTTCTATGTTGTAATCTTTAGCTTTACTCACAGCCTTTTGAAGGACAGCGCCATCGAGTGCGTGAACAAAACAAGGTGAAATACTATTAGATACTTTACGCTTGTCTATCTTGTTAGTCTCCACTGCTATTGTAGTTTTCTTGATGTCTGGAGTATAGGTATTACTTTTGGGTCTAAATATTTTTTCTCCCATATAAGTATTTATTCTCTTAGTTTCTAATACTGGACAAACTAGCTGAACTTTAAACCCTGTAGGTGTAGTCCAAACAACTGGCAATCCATTTTCTGAAACTAATTTAGATGTATCCTGTAACCATTTCATCGCTTCTTTAGCTGATACAATTACTTCATCCAAGGCCTTCCATACAAACCTAGATAAGTATGCTGAACCTTTAAATATATTAGGCACACCAGGCATAGGATTTCTGTCAGTAGAGAATGGTATATCTTTAATACCATCTTCTTGAAGTTCCTCCAGGTGGTCTTGAATATATTTCCTACAAGAAAATTGAGTTAGTCCATATACAATACACATGGTAACTTTTTTTGTAGTCTTCCTGTTGATACCATAGTCCAACCATATCTTTTTTAATTGGCTGTCTGGTTCTGCTTCAAGCAACTCAATAGTAGCATTTGCAACTTCACCATATACATCTTGAACTTTATTAGATGGTACCAGGTTTACTGCATTACCACCTTTTTCATCTTTTAGTAATGCTGAAAAAATTTGTAGACCAGAATTAGTACAATCAGAATAACAAATTACATTAGTTATAAAGTCTAAACTTTTTCCAGATTTACAGAAGTCATTCCACTCAAAACAAAATGATAAGAATTGTACTGGTTCAGATGCTTCAGCCCAGAACTCATAATTATTATGTGGGTCTTCAGCAGATTGCAAAATAAATTTTTCATTTTCTCTAACCCATTTTATTCTGTTCTCTAAAGTATCTTTATCATGACCATACATATTGGCACCATGCACAGCTAATCTATCTACAGCTAATTGGGTTCCAATCTTTTTACCATTTCTAAAAAGTAATAAACCTTTAGCTAAATCATTTTGCTGATAGTTTAATCCTTCTGGCACACAATAAATTCTGCCACGAAAATCATATTGAAGAGGAAAATAAAATTCTTCAAATTGTTCATAGGTATCTGCAACACTAAATATTTTTTCAGTAAGTAAAGCCTTACTATCAATTGTTGCATTGTAATTATGAACAGCTAAAGCTTTCCTACTATAATCTTTTCTAGCTTCTTCATTGGTTCCAATATCAAAAGGTTTTGGTGGTAGTGGTATTTTACTACTAGGTAAACCAGCAAGTGGTAAACCTTTTTCATGGATTGTTTTTAGTACCTGATAAACAGAAACATTAACCTTAAAAGGTGTTTCCTGTAGAGTGTTTATACATTTATAAACCTCTGGCATTTCATGTGCTCTGTTTGCTATTTCTTCCAGATAAGCTCTGGATGCTCTTTTCACCATATTATAGTGCATGTTTTACCTCGTCAGTTGATTGTTGATTTTTGGATGTAAGTTCTCCTACAGTGGAACCTAATTGAGCTGGCCTCAAATCTTTAATTACATACCCACCAGAATAAGGATTGTTGTCCCACCTTTTAGGTGCAATAACCATGGGCTCCCTAAATGGTTTTAAAATTTCTGCATGTAATTTTTTCTGCTCAATCCATTCCATTGTTTTTTCAGTGGCCTGGACATAGACAATTGACTTGTTCTTTTGAGCATAAGTCTTGGTAAGTTTGATAAAACCAGTGGTGCTGGCTAACATTTCCAGCAACAATTTACCTAGTTTGACCCTCTCTTCTTTAGACCAACCAGTGTATTCCAACTGGTGTTTGTTCATAGCATATTGGAATACCTTCCTTTTATGCCTGTAATTGTTCTTAGTTTTAAGCCATTCTTTAGTCTGGCTGTAGGTCTTGTTATCACTTTCCTTAAAATATAAGAGCCTAGCTTCATCCTCAATAGCACTAGCTATTTTCAATACTGCTTTTGTTTGGGTTGATGAAACAGTGATGCTATCCAGTACAGCTTTTAAACATATAAAACTAATACTAGACCACCTCTCTGGATTTTCTGTTTCTACTTCCTGGATAGGAATACATTTAGCTAACAAAGTAGCTTCAGTTGCATATCTTTTGGCATGCCCATCAAATGCTTCTATGAAGTATTTGTTTAAAGCACTGTTTAAAGGCTCCAAGCCTGTCTGTATTAGCACTTGGCCATAAATTGTAGTGCTCTCACTACTTTCCCTGGCTTTGCCTTTGTCTGATAGTTTAGCTCTGGATTTATTAATATTCTTGTGGAACCTTTTGATACCACTTTTAACCATAGCTATTTCTAGCGTCTTTTGAGCCTCTATTTTTTCATGTTGAGTTGAAGGCACACTCTTGTCTCTTTTAAGAATGTTAAATTTCTCAAGTATTTTAGCGTCTATATCCATATTTACCTCATGTGTGTTTATAGTTTGTTCGTAGTCTTTGTGCATTGAAGTGCACATCTACTACGACAGCGTAACTATCACGAATTGACTACGCAACAGTTTAAAAGGCTTGGATTATATGTTATTCTACTACGCCAGAGTAGATATGTCGGAGGCGTAAATTGTGTTCGTAGTTTTTAAGTCTACCTCCACAACAAATCTCCAGTTAAATCAAGTCTTTTAGTTTTCATATTTACTTCAACGCACACTGATGCACATTTTGTGAGCATTGTTTTTAACATAAAAATCACAAACAAACTAAAAAGTTTTATTTTATTTTGTAAGTAGACCATTTCTCCTAGAGACTACGCCTCCATCCAAGCTTGGCATCTATGCACAATAATGTTTAATAGATGCACTTTGTTCACTAGCTTTTACCTCCAGAGACAACTGTCAATTCGTCTCTCAAGTCATCCAGTTTCTTAGCCATTTTGATTTTACCTTTTGGAAAGAAATGAATGTATCTTCTTGCAACAGGTGAATTGAAACTCCAACCCATCCAATCACAAACTTCCATAAATGTAGCTCCTGCTTCAGCTAGTCTTGAAGCACAAGTATGTCTGCATGTATGGAATACAAAGTCTTTGTTATCAGCTTGACCTAACTGCTGTCTTACCATTTGCCATTTGTAGGACATCTGTCTGTAACTGGTTTCAAAGAATGTTTTCATGTTAGACCTACGCATCAATATTTCTTTTGTTCTAGTCGCTAGACCAATTGAAGTATGAGTGTCTGTCTTTTGTCTATATACATGTGCTGTCCAACCATCTTTTGATTTTCTTAAATCAGTTGGTGCAAACTTTATAGCCTCATCAGCTCGACAACCTGTATCAATAAGAACTTTTACAAAGTCCTCCAGGTCATGAAAGCCAAGGATTTTACATTGTTGGTATATAGCTTCTTCTTGCTCGTAAGTATAAGTAGCAAGTCTTGTTAGCTTCTCTTTTTTTCTAGGTATCTTTAACAAAAAATCTGGTGTTATAGTACCTTGCTCCAAAGCATGTCTAAATACTTTGTTGATGCAACAAGCCCTTCTATTGTTAGTAGCTGTTTCAGAAAACTGTTCAGTAAATTTATACCATTCAGTTTTATTTATTTCTCTTAACAACTTATCCTTACCCCAAAAAGAATAGAACTTACTAAAATAGTATCTTTGTTTTTTACCATGTTCAGTATTTTTCCATCCTGTTTCTGGGTCATTATAACAAGCTTCACAAGCTTCTTCTAATGTTGCTTCTACTCTTGCTCTACCTGCTGGTATTGCTTTACCATCAATTAAAGCCTTTCGTAGTTTTTCTTCTGTGGCAAGTGCTTCATCATGTGTATCACAAGTTTTGGAACTTCTTCCTCTACCTTTAACTGATACGAACACTCTGAACTTACCATTCTCTGTTCTACTTATACCCATATTTATATAGCCTCCTTTGCTCGTTTGGGTAAGTCAGTAAAAAGGTTTTTAAACTTATGACCAACAGTGGTGAACATAATTTCTTTTGCTCTCCTATCTGCATTACTTTCATGAAGTTTAATTAAACCCAATTTTACCAACACCTGGTTATTTCTGCTCATTGATGCTGAATTTAAAAATTCACCATACAACTCTGCATGTTTTTTGTTTGCGTTCTCAACTGTCAATTCATCATTTCTTAAATGACAAATTGAATGGAACAACATCAAAGTATGTAAGTATAGACCATTCCCTATATTTTTATTATCGCCCAGCTTACTAAACTTTGAAGCAATCTCACCAAATGATGACATTGTCTCCCCCTTTTTGTTAGTTAGTGAGCAAGAGTTATTGATAGGTGTTTTTCTTATCATGGCTTTATCACCAAAAAAGCCGAATGTATTTGTCTCAATACTATGTCTAGTATTTATCATATTCACTTGCATAAATTCCTTATAAACTATTTTGACTACGCTAGTCAAGTTGTTATAACTAGCGTAATTAGTTCAGTTTTGTTATATTTGTATCTGTTCCAGTAGGTCTTATTTCTGTATCCAACTCCTGGGAATAAATCCCAGCTTTCGATAGCTCAACAAGTCTATCCATAGATATAACAAGTCTCCATTTGTAAAACCTAATCATCCAGGTTTTTTCAAACTCATTCTTATATCTATTGAACTCAAAAAGAGACTTGTAAGTCTGCTTAAAGAGCTCTTTAGTTGGTACACAATATGAGACATCTTCCAAAAAGATATTAAAGTTTTTGTATTTCATATTTATATACTCCTTAACAATTTAATTTTATTTTCCAACAGAACATTCACTGAACAGATAAAAAAATTATCAACAAAAAATGTTCTGTATGTGCTGTGTTTGTGATTAAAGTTTGGTAGGTAGTAGGTACTAATTAAATAGTCGATTTGCCTCCACCATGTCAAACACAAAAGTTTCATTTTACAAAAAAACTTACGCTCACAGATTGATTTACCTGTGGACACATACACATGTGTTGCGTGTTTAAATCTAGGATTGATTTTTTTTCCTCTCGGTAATCCCAGTGTATTAGTTTTATAATAATCAGACATTACAGATTGCTATTATTCCAGTATTGGATTTTCTAGTTCATCTATGCTTTTGAAATAGAATTTAGCAGAAGGATATGTTTCCTTAACTGCTTCTCTAATTCTTTTGAATGAACTGATATAGCTTCGTATGTGCCCAGCAACAACTGGTGGGCTCTCTACGAATAACTGTCTTTTGTTAAGTCCCTTGTCTGATACTAGGACTACTTTTTTATCAATTGTCATTATGATGACACCTCGCTTGAAGACCTTGGTATTTCAACAGTACCATAATCTGCATAAGGACATACTTTATCGAATAGTTTTCTATGTTCCTTATTCACACAATAAGTTATTGCACTAGCAATACTTATAGTTAGGTTTTCATTATGATGCTGTAGGTCTTTCAGCTTTAAGTAAGTCTCATGTCTTAAACTTACACTCTTGTATTTACTTGCGTCTGCCATTTGTTCCTCACTTTGTTCACTTGTTAATAAATGCTGGTTGGCGTGGTAGAAAGAAGTGATTAACCAGGAAGGTCAATCAAAGACCCAGCACCAACCGAGCAAGATATAATTATCAACTAATTATTATTTTTAAATACCAAGCGTTCCACAGCGTTGTGGTGGAAGGCTGTTTATTCCACTGCGTTGTGGTGGAATAGTTTTATTTAATTTTTAATGGAATTTTATCTTTTGGATTATCTTTATTATAAGAGACAATCATTAACTTTATATTTTGTCTTAAGTTTTCATCTGATTTAAAATATAAATCTTCTTCTTTACACCAGTTAATAAATGGTTTTGATACAGCAAAAACCTTAAGAGGTTGTTTAGTTTTTAAATGTTTTTTATATATTTCTATAAAACTATTTATAGCTAATTTAGAGTTGCTCTCATATTCACGATATAATCTTAATTCTAAAAATCTTTTTTTTGTTTGAACTGAATTAATTGCATAATCAAAAACTTCTTGTGGTGTCATGTTTAAACTCTTTAGTAAGAGACCCATTTCTTTCCAACTATTATTATCAAAAGTTAATTTTTTATTTAATTTTCCATGTGATTTTATTATGTCAAAGTGTGTTAATAATTCGTGCTCATACATGTATTTATAAACTGGATTATCACCAACAAGCATGTGCTTAAAACCATCTTTACCTATTTTTTCTCTAGGTTTAAATCTTGGTACAAGAGGTACTAATTTACTTTTAATAAATCTTTGTTTTCTTCTACGCCCTCCACCCATGTCAGTAAGTTTATTAACTTTGTCTGTGTGAGCTTTATCTGAAAGAGGCTGTGTATTTTCTGTAATTTTTTTTATAGTTTGTGCAGAATTACTAACTGGCTTCCATTTTTTAATTGTATCTAATGCTTTATTTTCATCAGTAAAAAAATCTTCAAATATATCTTTAAGAGGTTGTGTTTTTGGTGGTTTGTAATCTTTAAAAAAGTCTTCAAAAATATCTGAAAAAGGATTTTTACTTTTTTTAAATTCAAAAGTTTTTCCTGTTTCATCCTTAAAATCATAAAATTTTTTTCCTATAAAATTGGAAACTTTTTTAGGTAACTTTTTCTTTTTTTGTGTGCGAGCCATGTAAGAGATATAACAATTTAATAATTAAAATGTAAGAGATAGCTAAAATAAATAAATCTACCTTGACTACCAGCCAAATAGAAAAAAGGCCTGCAAGAGATTAACCAGCAGGCCTTTTGAAATCTTAACTTATAGCGTTTTTTGTATCCAGGCTGGCTTTAATTTGTCAGCTATTAAATCTGGGTTCAAAATTGGTCGCTTTGGGTATTTGTTAGGAATTATCTTTTTAACAATTCCACAGTGTGGCCTTTTATAGGTCTGAATTTTAAACCCATTCCCAGCCCTTGAGCACATAACAAGCGCAGAAAACCACGCTGGCCAGCTTGTGGCTGTGCTCAATTTTTTAATTGTTATATTGTTTTCAGTGTCGAAGCTCCAACTAGGCAAATTATTGTTTTTAAATAAATTGACTTTTGTTAATGGAACCTGGACAGCATATATAGACATTCTTTTATTTTTCATAATTACCTTACCAGTTAGCGTTAAATATTAAGCTTGAACCATCAGACGCTTCGCCTTCGTGATAATCATGAGACAAATCACGCTCCCACGCTTCATAATTAAAGTACCTGGCCAGCGTGCTGTTATCGTCTAAGCCTTCAATAATGTCATGAGCTAGTTGCTCTGCGAACTCTGTGAAATTGTCATATTTTCCATAGTAAGCATCACCAACATGGTCTAAATCTTCAACGCTCCAGTTCTCCAAAAACGCCTGGACAACATCAGCGCCATGTTCGTCTATAGCTTCTTGAACTTGTATAATTTTATCAAGTCCAGGATATTCTCCAAGGTTTGGAAAATCATTATAGTCATGAATAGCCCACTCTTCAGCATCTTCAATTGATGAACTTTTAAGAACTTTATTAATTTGCTCTTGCAGTTCATCTTTGTCTGCTTTCGGCGTTATCCATTCGCCATGTAGTATTCCAGAATTATATGAAGCTAAACAAGCAACATATATTTGATTGTCATTATTTGTCATTGTGTGCTCTTTCTACCAGTGTAATTGGTTAATTTATATATTTGCTACGCTGGTGTAGTTGTTATACTACAGCTACGCTGGTGTAGTCAATATACTATTTTAATTTAATTTCGTGGCCTGGTGTTCGCTCATTATGTAAATCTAGGCAGACAGCCAGGCTTCGACAGTGTTTTAATGTTTATCTGTCTAATATGGGCACTTTACTGAAAAAGCTTGATTTTGACCCATTTATCAAAAGTGTCCTATTATTCGTCTATTTCAAATCTAAGGCTTTTAAGGTTTGCAATTGTTTTTGGGTCTGTTGATGATGCTTCCAATATAATGTTAGTCCCATCATTGTCAGTTATTTCTGCGCCTGCCTGCAACATTGATTTTAAGTCATTCGCCAGGCTTTCAGCTTCAACTATAGCTTCATTGATTGTTTTAGTTTCGTTAAAATATTCTCTTGTTTGTAGTGTTAATCTGTAATTGCTCATTTTGTTTTAATCCTTTTGTTGTTGTTTGTGAGCCTCTTATATTGAGTCTACAATCTGGATTACAATAGGCTCCAATAAATAAATTAAAAACAGATAAGAGCACAAGCAAGGCTGAATAAAAAATGCTGATTGTTTGGCTAATAAATAGAGCTTTTTGTGTGGTTAAGGATGTAAAGTCTACTAACAAAGTTAATTAAATCAATACTTCTAGGCCATATAAATTTTATTTTTTGTGCAGATGTGCACCCCCTGGCCTATTTTGTGCATTTTTAAAGGCTAAAGGGGGAAATATTTCCTGGGGTATATGCGTGACCCTGTCAGAAATTTATACCAAATTATTTAGACATCTGCTTTTTCAAACAAATAATCAAAGAAACTAACTAGGTTTTTATCTAAATACCTATCGAAACCAATAGTCTCTTTATGTTTTCTTTTAGTATTATCTACAACCAACTTTAGTTTAGGTTTATTTAATTTAAAATAAGCTGGTTCCATAGGCTTATGTAAAGAACTCTCTATGTCTTCCTCCATAAGTTTAGCTAGGTATATTATATTATTAATATTCATTATTATTATTAATTAGATGCTATGGATAACTGACGAACTCTTAAGGTAACCTTTGGTATACCTATAGGGTAAGCTAGTGTTCAACCCCTATATCTAATGTGTCCATGTGTTAATTACATCCATCTGTTGGATGTCTTCCTTCCAAACTGTTGTGTGTCTAAAAAGCTCTCTAATTCTACCTCTAGGAGCTCCCTACGCCTCTGTATTTGAGCAGTGTCCTGGTCTCTAGCCAGTTGGTCTACCCAATACCTACATGCCATCGCTAGCGTATCTAATCGGTCATCATAGGCAAGTGAACCTTTTATACTGCTTACTCTACTCATCTGGTAAAACAATTGGTATCTTAAGGCTTTATCTAAAGAATACATTTCATTTGCAGAGTTGTAGTCTTTGTGCACTACATTTGTATCTATGATTAATCTGTGTTGTTGCATCAATGGTTCCAAAGTATCTATTATTCTTTTTTCTTTGGCTTGTTGATGTCTAATCTCTTCTATTGTTACTGGATATGTTTTCATAACAAATGGAAGTAATAATTTTGTAAACATACCTCCTCCATAGTTTTCCTCTACTAGGATTAAGTTTGCTTCTTGTTGTTTTGCTATTGTTGCAATTGATTGAAGTGTCTTATCTGTATAACCACCAATCAATCCACCAGCATCTGTAATGTAGACATTACCATTTAACATCTTCGCACATACATAACTGGTTTCGTTATCTCCTTTACCAGAAGGGTCAATTGCTAGAACTGAACCTTGGTAATCCATCCAATCACCTTGTATTTGCATTGGTCTAAAATAAGCATCTGCGTGCATACCAACACATGGTAACTCTTCATGTTTTAATTCTGGACTAGAAGCCCATATAACTTTTTCTGGAGCTGTCTTTGGATTTAAAGACATAACTACTAAATCATTTAATTTTAATGGATATTTATTCTCATCACTTAATGATGTATCCAACATGAACTGTAAGTTAAAACCAGAGGCTCCATAACTTAATTGTCTCTTTCTTAAATCTTCATCATCAAATCTTTCAGCATCTGTTGGTTCCCCTTGGATGTCTATATTCCATGTATTTCTAATTTTAGGAGCTAGTGTATCTCCAAAGTTTTTTAATTGTTTCTCATTAGGATACCTTGCTGGCCATATTCTTTGCTTATAACCTCTTGTAGTTAATTGGTTATATAAAGACATTTCTGTCTGCATTGTGCCTAGAAATATGATGCGACCTCCAGGTTTGATAATACTTTCGAACTCTTTGACTTGTTCTGAAAGTTTATCCCTCATTCCCATTGTTGCAGAATTGTTCGCACTTTCAACATCATCAGAAATTATGAGGTCGCTCCGAGCACCTGTCATCTGCCCAGAAATACCTAGGGACTTAACTGATGGAGCGTGTGAAGCTCTTGCAGGTTTTACATCGAAACTTACTTTAGATTGTCTTTGGTCATCACCTGGTTTTAGGTGAGCCAAAACTTCAATCTCATTAATTAATCTTAATGTGAATGTTGAGAAGTCATCTGCTCTATTTTTAGATGCAGATACAACTAATATGTTTAATTGAGGATTTAATAAAAGTTGATGACATACAAAAGCTGAAGTTATCCAACTTTTACCTACTCCTCTAAAAGCATTAATTACAATCCTGTTTTCTTTAGATTGTATAAAATTTGCAATATCATATTGAATTTCAGTTGGCCTAGGTAAAGCCAAATGTTTCCAAACTAGATATAAAAAATTTCTAAAGTCTTTAAGCTTAGTTGGTATCTTTTCCATGTAGAACTATTTCCTCATCACTATTAAATGGAAGTTCATCCACTAAAGATTTAAGTGGCGAATTATCTGTAGGAATAGCTTCAATACCATTATCTTTTAGAAATTGTCTTGCGACATTCAAATCCGAAGATTTTGCCTCTGGGTCTTGAACACGCTTTAATAGTTCTTCTGCAAGAACTTCATGTAATGTTTTTAATGTTTTAGTCATTTATAATCCTCTTAATACTTTTACTTCCATCTATATTATCTTCTAATTCTGCTTCTACTTTTCCACATTTATATTCAATGTTAGAATTTATATTTCTTTCGGCTTCTCTTTTACCTTTAAGACAATCACTCATAGCATCTTGTATTCTGTGCTCTTTAAGTTCACCAGCTACAAACATACACAAAGCAATCACAGTATTAATTACTGTATCCATTTGCTCTAACCTTATCTTTTAAATGTTCAATATCATTCAAGGCTTTCTCAAGCTGTGATTTAAGAAATTCTATATTAACTTTGTTAGTCATATTTTGCTCTTGAGTTAAAGTTAATTTTTCTACATCACCAAATAAACTTTCGACCAACATAAATTGCTCCTGGTCTACAGGTTTTTGTTCAGATTTTTTAAGTAAATCAGCAGAGAATAATTCTCTTGATGTCTCTAATGAAGTTAATCTAGCAGTAACTTCAGTATACGCAAAAACACCCATAGCAACTGCTATAACTATACCAATCATATTTTTCATTGGCATACTTACTGATGTGTTTTCACTTATCTTCATAATACTTTTCCTTTATTGATACCTTTTTTAACAACATATTTTTGTGTGCCATTAGCACCAGTATCAACTTCTTTTCTTAAATTTTTAAATATGTTTTTTTCTTTTAATTCTTTTTCTATTCGTTTTTTGAAACTTTCTAAAACTTTAGTGTCTCTCATTTTTTCTTTTTCTTTTTCTTACAATTAGGCCAATCAAAAGTTAAAACTTCTTCCACCTTCATAAACAATTTGTCTATGCTACTAAATAATTTATAAAAAAATCTATCAATCATATTTAATTTCGTTACAAAAATAATTCATATAAAGTTTTCTTTCATCAATACTTTGTTTCATTTCAGTAGAAAAAGTTTGAATAAATTTACCACCAGCTCCTACACATTCAGACCAACTATTAAATTCTGTTGGTAATGTTGCTGTGTTATTACAGAAGCCTGTAATTGAAGAACATATTGTAAAAGCTAAAATAAACTTCATGCTCTTCCTTGTCTGTTATATTTTTTAAAAGAAAGCTTTGAATTTTTATTTAAAGACTTTGTATGTCTACCTGGTCTTTTTTTTGGATTTGGCCTGGCT